CCCGAAGTCCTATTTAGGTCGTGGTTTGGTTAGCCAATTTTTAAAAGAGTATCATTTGTGCCGTTGAGTAAAAGCACATCTTACAACTTACTTGCTGAAAATATTGAAAATACACACTTGGCTTCTGGTGGTGCCAATTCGTCCAAGACGACGGAACAAACCACCACTTTTACAGATGCTGACAAGGGGTCTGTTGTTGACATGGGAGCACCTGTTGCAGCTCCATCTAGATCATCCGAACTTAACAGCCTTGATCTTGCTCGTTATCTTGAGCGTCCCGTTCTTATAACTGACATTACCTGGTCTGAAGGCGGTTTTCTTAATGGAGCTTTTGATGTTTGGAGTATCTTTATTAGTAATTCCAATATTGCTGATAAGATGCGCACCTATGGCATGTTTCGCATGAATCTCAACATCAAGGTCATTTTGTCTGCTTCACCTTTTTATTATGGCGCTGGACTTGTCCAATATAATCCGCTACCATCCTACCACACTAACCCATCAGTGGTAGTTGGTGGTGATCAACAGATTGTCACTTATTCACAACGACCTAGTTTTTGGATTTACCCACAATCCTCTCAGGGTGGTGAAATGACTCTTCCTTTTTTCTGGTATAAGGAGTGGGCTAACAACCCCGTTGATGCTGGCTCGCTGGGCACACTCTCTCTCCATTCTCCCCAACCTCTACGGAATGCGAATTCTGTTGCAGGTGGTTCGGTAACTATATCTATTTATGCTTGGGCATCCAATGTAGAGTTATCTAAACCCACCTCACAGTCTTCCACAGTTCGCAAGAGAGTTAAAGCCAGGGCGATCTCTTTCGCTCTGGACAAAGATGAGTATGGAGATGGACCACTTTCTGGTCCTGCTTCAGCCGTAGCCTCTGCCGCCGGGGGTCTAACGTCGTTACCATATATTGGCGGTCTTGCTAGGGCCACCCAAATTGGAGCTGGTGCTGTTTCTCGTGTTGCCAAGTTTTTTGGTTTCACCAACGCACCTAATATTGCCAATATTGAACCCTTTAAAGATATGCCCTATGGTGGTTTTACTTCGTCAGATATTTGCCCAGCTACACACCCACTAGCCCTTGACCCCAAGACAGAGTTGACTGTTGATCCTGCTGTTGTTGGTCTACCCAGTGTTGATGAACTAAATATTGAACATTTATGCAACATACATTCTTATCTTAAGACAATCGACTGGGATGAAACTCAAACCTCGGGTACTCTCTTGTTCCAAGCTCAGCTTAATCCTCACGTTATGCAACGTATTAACTCTGCTGGGCTTATTTGGCCCACCCCTGTCGCGCATGTTTCTAAGACTTTTAACTACTATAGAATGAGTTTTCGTGTTTCTTTTGATGTGATTTGCTCTCAATACCATAGGGGGCGTTTGCTTATTATATATGATGCTATGAATAGCAGTATTCCACCGGGCGTCAATGCTGTCACTGAGCTCCCTTCATATGTTGTAGATATTGCTGAGGAGTCACATATTGAGCTTGAATTTCCGTATGTGCAGGAGTACGCTTACCAGAGATCATCAACGGCTTATGATTCCACTGAAGAGTGGGGCGATTTGACAGCTACTGGAAATGGTCGCATTTTCATTTATGTACAGAATCAGCTCACTTCACCTGTGGCTTCAGCGCCCGTTGGAATTCTCATGTCGGCGTCTGCTTATGATGTGAAGTTTATGTCGCCAGCCCAACCAAGCAATGGTAGTTTCTTTGTAGCTCAATCTGGTAGCACGTTTGCGTCCGATCGCAACATGTCTAATCCGATTGTTGATGTGGTTGATGCCCCTTGTGAGCAAGATCTAGTTTACGGTGGTGAGGCTATACCATCTTTGAGGAAATTGATGAAGCGACACTGCCATTCATTTTCCCACGCTTTTGTCGGTATTCTTACAGGATTGTATGAGATATCTGTTCTCCAGTCTTTGTATCCTTTTGGACCCAATTACAATGATGACCCATCTAATCTCTTCAATTCTGCTGCTGCATCACGCGTTAACTATGCCTCCCATACCTTTGTTGGTTGGTATGCGCCCTGCTTTGCTGGTATGCGGGGTTCCATGTACTGGGCTGTGTCTTCGCCCCCTCCGGAGGACCAAGCCGGTGTCATTGCTATCATCTCCCGTAGCTTTCAGGAAATCCCTCCCAACTCGTCCAATATTTTTACAACATCTAGTTTGGGTGCTACATCTTCTGTGGTAGCGTACGAAGCCTCTCAGGATCCCGCTCTGGCTGTTGCAAATGGCGCATTTCTAACAACGACTCAGACGCAGGCCGGACTTACTGCTCTTATTCCTTTTTATGATCAGCGCAAGTTCGTGGGAACTCACCCCCGTTCATATAGTCGCACCTATAATGCTGCTAACTCATGGAGATATTCGGTGACTCGTGCCTTTAAGAAAGACACGTCTAACTCAGATATTCAAGATTTTTACTGTGCCGCTGGGCCTGATTTTAATCTTCACTTCTTTGTTGGTGTGCCTACACTTAATGGCAACGGTGTCCCCGTCGCATGAGTATATACTGATCAATAACAAAATAAAAATAAATATAAAACATAAATTATAAATATTTAATATTACTATAATTTATAACTTGTTTATAAAACCTTTTTTTTTTTTTTTGTTTCTCAAATTTACTATTTGAGTTTCTTTTTTTTTTTTTTTTGGTGTGTGACGAGC